AGCGGTGACAGCCGCCATCGAGGAGGCACAGGCAGCAGGTGAGGACATCACTGGACTCTCCGAGTACATGCTCCGCCTCGAGGCGCTCAATGTGCAGATGGCTGATGAAGTCGCACGATGGGCACCACAGGCGACCGACATCGCCACGAACGGACAACGACGCGCCATACAGCTGTCGCTTGACATCCAGGAGGATCTCGTGCGAGCAGTCGCTGGTGTCCCTCAAAGCGTCAGTCTCACGGCTGATCTGATGTGGAACCGGCTCCCTGTCGAAGCGATAACCAACGTCGTCGGCTTCGCGGCTGACGGCTCACCGCTCGGAGTACTCTTTGAGGCCATCGGTCCATTTGCTTTGGACCACGTCACAATCGGTATCGCACAGGGTCTCAATCCGCTCCAGGTCGCACGAAGGATGTCAAGGACGTACGAAACTCTAGCGCCTTCGAGAGCTGCTACTATCGCACGGACAGAGATGATTCGAGCCAATCGAGAAGCACAGCGACAGACCTTCGAGGCGAATCTGTCTATCGTTCGGGGCTGGCGTCGCATCTCAGCGGGTGATGTGAACGTGTGTCCTGTGTGCTGGTCACTGCATGGAGATCCGAATCCTGTTGCAGATGTTGTACCTTCGCATCCAAACTGTAGATGTACGGTGGTCCCGATTACACCGACGTATGCTGAACTCGCAGGACTGCCACCAGGCAGTTTCGATGAACCGGAAGAACTTCCGACCAAAGAGGAACAGTTTCGCATGCTCAGTGAAGCGGAGCGTCGGCAGGTCTTAGGACCTTCGCGGTATCGTTTGTGGGAGACAGGCACACCTCTCAGTGCATTTGGCAAAGTGGTGCCGAATAATGAGTGGGGACCACAGGCCGTGGTTGTGCCGGTCAAGGAGTTATGATGCAGACTATGGTGTCCTTCGGTGATGCGATCAAAGCAGATGACAACGGTCGTGTGCGTGGTTACCTGGTGCGCTTCGGCGGCGCCGACCTCGAGGGCGATTACTTTACTGCGTCGACTGACTTCGGTCGTCCGATGAAGTCTGGCGAGCGCGTACCAATGAACCTGTACTATCATCACGGCCAGGACAAGCAGGTCGGGAAGTCACGCATCGGAACCGGCTACATCACCATGGACGATAAAGGTCTTTGGTACGAATCGCAGGTGGAGATGGCTGACCAGTATCAGAAGATGATCCAGGAACTCGCGAAGTCTGGCAAGCTTGGATATTCAAGCGGCGCCACGGGTCACATGGTCGAGCGCAAGAAGATGTCTGATGGCAGATACGAAATCACACGCTGGCCAATCGGTGAGGCTTCGCTCACACCGACGCCTGCCGAACCGATGAACATGGTCAAAAGTCTAAAAGACATGTATGGCGACATGGAAGGTTATGCTATGGAAGAACAAGAGATGATGATTCCAGTCGCGCCTGGCGAAGACGTTGCAACGTTCGTCCAGAATGTCTATGGCGACCTTGACAAGGAAATGGTCCATGAAGGACTCGAGGCGCTCTACGAGCGTCTCTGTGCAGGTGTTACAGCTGCATATGACAGTGGACTCGGCAGTGGACATGTGGATGCGATCATCGATGCATTCGCAGTTCGTGCCAAGGAACTGAACAGCAAAGTAAAGGATCCGGCAGCGGAAGCACAAAGCCTTAAGGCTATGCTCGAGCGTCCAACATCCATCCGAGAAGTGGAGCGACGTCTGCGGGATGCAGTTCGTCTCTCACGTAGCGAGTCGACAAGATTCGCAAAAACCATCTGGAACGAACTTCGAGACGAAGTATCGAGCGAAGATGTCACCATCGTCGAATACTCGAGCGACATCGAGGATGCGAAGTCCGTACTCCTCCGTGAGCTCATGATCTTGGAGTTAAGTCAATGACAATCGAACAACTCGAGGGCCAGCGCCAGTCTACAATCGCTGCCGCTAAAGAAGTCCTCATCAACGGCGGCGACATGGCCGAAGCCAATCGCCTTCACCAGTCCGCAAAGTCTCTCTCTGAGCGTATCGACATGCTCAAGGAGTTCGGCTCCGTGCCTGCTCCTGTAGCAGCTGAAGCTGCGCCAAAGTCTGAGCCATGGAAGTCCGGCAGTGTTGTCCGGAATCCATTCCCTGGGCCAAAGGCTGAGGCTGATTACAAAGCATACGCATTCGGCCAGTGGGTGCGTGGTACTGTCCTCGGAAATGCTAAGGCAGCACAATGGTGCAACGAGCATGGCGTCAAGTCGCAGACCGAAGGTGACAACGGCGCTGGTGGATTCACCGTACCTGAGATCGTTTCGAGCAGCCTGATCTGGCTTCGCAACGAGTACGGAATCGCACGTCGTTACAGCCGCATCTATCCGATGACATCTGACATCCTCAATGTCCCGAATGCATCGACCAGCACCACGACTTATTATCCTGGTGAAGCGACCGCCATCACTGCGTCGGACATCACCTTCACACAGGTCGCACTGACCGCGAAGAAACTCGCGATCTTGACCATTGTCTCCAAGGAACTGAACGAAGACACCGTCATTGACTTCGGCGCCACATTGGCGCAGGACTTCGCGTACGGATTGGCTTTGGCTGAGGATGCAGCTGCGTTCCAAGGTGATGGCACATCGACGTATGGTTCCATCACTGGAATCATGCCAAAGATCAAGGCACTGTCTGGAACCTTTACGAGCATCGCATCGATGGTCGTTGGACCAGTCGGCACAGCTGCTGCACTCTCGAGCTTTACCCTTGCGAACTTCCAGGGCATGGTCGCAAAGCTTCAACCATATGCAACGCAGCCACGATGGTACATGCATAAGAACGTGTTCTACAACGGTGTCGCAGACAAACTGATTGCACTCTCTGGGAACTCGATCATGGACATCCAGAACGCTTACGGTCCTGAGCCAACACTGTTCGGTATCCCGATCAGTTTCGTGCAGAACATGCCGTCGGCACCATCTGCAAACCGTGACATGGTTGTCCTAGGTGACCTGTCCAAGGGTGTCGCCTTCGGCGATCGTCGTGGCGTATCGGTCGAGGTCAGTGATCAGGTCAAATTCATTGAGGATGCGCTCACGTTCAAGGCAACCGAGCGCTACGCCTTCAATGCGTTTGACGTTGGCAACGTAACCGCGACCGCTGGCGACCAGGTTCCAGGTTCGCTCATCGTCCTTCAGTGTGCTGCTAGCTAGTCTGTAGCACCTTCGCAGTCAAGGGGAGCGGGGATGCATACCCGTTCCTCTTTTTCTTTTTAGGATGTGTAAACCATGCCACTCACAAGAACTCAAGCACTCGACCGACTCGCATGGATGACAGCATCCGACCAGTATCCTTTCCTCGATTCGACTGCACTACAGCAGCTCGTGGACGACCACGCTCGCTGGACTCCATGGACTGCGTCCACAGCCTTCGTCGTTGGGGACATCGTCATTCCGACCGTGGCAAATGGTCGACTCTACCAGTGCGTCATCGCAGGGACATCGAGCGCCACTGAGCCACAGTTCCCGCAGTGGACCAGGACACTTGGCTATTCCGTCAATGATGGCAGTGGTGACCTTTTATGGCAGGACATCGGTCCCGCAAACGTCGAGCGCTATGACATCCGCACAGCTGCGCGACAGGGCTGGATACGCAAAGCATCGAGTATCACGCACCTTATTGACGTCAAGGATGGTCAGGTCGACGCGAAGATGGCCGTGCTTCGTGAGCACTGTCTCGACCAGGCTAAGCGCTTCTCACCGATGGTGTTCGTATGATCCCGGCAGCTTACAGCAACGCGCTCAAGAACGCGATCCAGGCGTATTCCTATGCGGACCGTGTCGCGATCTGGCGGACCGTCAATCAACCGGATGGCATCGGTGGCGTGTCTCAACACTGGATACAGGTCGCTGAGATCCGTGGCACTATATCGAACACAGGCGATACCGAAGGCGTGGTCGGTGGCATGATCGAACAGTCTGGTACATGGACGCTTACGTGTTCACCAGACATCGAGGTCAAGGCCGATGACAGGATATACACATCCGGAAATCCGCAGGCGCTATCGCCATACTACGAGTGCATCGGCAGTGACTATGGTCACACGAACGCAGTCTCGCAGACCATCGGACTCCGCGCCAGGACAAACGGGTAGCGCACGCAACCGCACGTAAACCACACGTAACCGCACGTATATCCACTGCGTGGTGGTACGCATCGACTCCATCGCACCATGATATGAGTACAGATATTGGTGGGGTGAGTCTATGAGTCCAGAGATGTGGGTGCAGATTGGTATCCAAGCTTTTATCACGACGGTGAGTATTGGTGCCGCTTGGGTCGCACTACAGGTCAGGCTGACGCGCCTGGAGACTCAGGTGGCACACATCATCAACACGCTTGATGGACAACAGCAGGAAGTGCGCCGCATAGAACAGAGACTCGGTAAACTCGAGAACAAGGTCAGCGCGTTGGAGGCAATCATACAAAGATGAACTCAATCTCAATCAAACGTTTAGTGGTCGTTGTGATCGTGGCATTCGTAGCTGCTTTCACCAGCGTGTTCGGCGATGGGGTACGCACCGCTGAAGCACACGACATCAGCGAGCTGGGCGCAGTGCTGGCAC